GGCTTATTATTTTAAAATTAAACATTTTCAATTGAACACAATCAGAATCAGTTTACACATCTAAATTAAATCATCTAGGAAATGTTCGTACGTAGATTCCTCCTGGACAACTAATATAGCTTGGCCAATGTCACAATATGTTCCAATATTATCAGCTAAGTCTATTAGGTTTTGATCTTTACATAATATGACATCTTTTTCATTTGTTGGTGTGTAAACTTCTACAGTTTCATCGGGATTGTATACAAATTCAACATTTTCAATTTCGGAAAGCTTCACAATCATATTTTCAAATGTTTTTAGTTGAAGATGTATGTGTTTGAATATTATTGAATTACCATCTCTAATTCCGTGAAAATAATTATTTGACAATTTGTGGCGCATTGTATTGGGTAATATAGATTTGTCAAACATTTCTAATAATTCATTGAAATATTTCCATTCAAGCGTTTTTTTATTTATTGTGTACGCCATCTTATCCATTACATCTAACACTGTTAGCTTTGAAAAGGTATTCAATGACTTAAATGGACAGCTTCCTAAATATTTAAACTCGAGTGCCTTTAGAGGAAAGCTAGAAACAGATTCTTTCAATTGCAATACTGTATATGGTTTTCTCTCAATAAATGAAATTTTGGTAGGTTCATGATGTACATCTGATGTTGTTAAATCTTTAGGATGTTTTTGATTTGTTGTCTGTTCTATGACTTCAATGTCTTCTGTTTCAAATTCAAATTCAAAATCTGGCAGTATTATGTCTTCCACTCTTTTTGTTATCGTAATATCAATTTCTTCATCTAATAGCGTTACTGGTGGTTTGTTAAATCGTTTTTCTATCCATAATGTCAACCCTGGCCAATCGTTTGTGAAAACATTTCCTGGAAGAACATCTAAACGAAGAATGCTAAACAATAAGTTTGTGGTGCACGTGTCTGCAACAGTATTGAAGTAATTTAATGCGGCTGACTCACTTTTAAAGAAAAATTCACAAATTAATAATGACCTTCCGAAGCTTGTCAACAAATCACAACCAAGACTACCTTTTGGCCTGAAGTTTGAACAAATCCTGTCACATTTACACTTGTCATTGCCATTATGGAACTTAAAATTGTAATCTGACGATACATTATATAGACCAAGTTGTGAATAATGATCAATAATTGCATGTTCATTCAATTTAATGGCATTATCTGCTAATTGGTGTTTCATCATAAACAGGGGAAATAATTCCAAAGCCTTCTCAGGATTTTGTGACTTCAGAGATCTTAATAAATTAAATAATCCAGATGGTCCTGGTGAAATTGTTTCAATATTGTCTATTCTATGTAATTTATTTTGTTCCAGAAATTCTTCAACATTATCAAAGATACCTTGTAGTGTATAAATGTAATCCTTGTTTTCTAATTCACTCGAAATAGGCATTTGGATCACAGGTTCTGATTGATTTGAATCTTCTACTATGATATCAGTATCAAAAAGATCACTATCCATACTTATATCTAGTATATTTCCCTTAGGTGGTTCTGTACTAGTTGCCATAGCTTCTTGATTTAATGTTTCGGATGTCTGAATTTCTGGTACAACACCAACATCAATATCAAACATGTCATCAAAATCAAGATCAAGGGAAGTTTGCTTTGCATTGGATGAACTTGTAAAATCTGGAGCAATTTTTTGTTCTTCATTTATATTGAAATCAGTAACTTCAATATCAATATCGAAAAGATCATCATCATCCAGTAAACTATTGATATTCTTAGTAGGTATTTCTTGATGATCAGTTATAATCTCTTCTATCTCTCCTTCTTTTTCTTCCTCTTCTTCAACATCAATGTCAAATAAATCATCATCAGATATGTCTAATACATTATTTTTATCATTTGTGGTGGTTGCTAGAATTTCATGTTTTATCTGCATATCAGTCTCGGCAATTTCTTCTACATCAATGTCAAACATGTCATCAAAGTCGAGATCCAAGGCTGAAGCTGACTTGATTGGATTTATTGTAGCTTTACTTAGGGTTTGGGTTGTTAAATTCTTTATAAATTCTGGAAACTTGTACCCGTCTTCAACGTATTTACATAACTTGTATTTGTCTACACCAATTCCTTTATACCGTGGGTCATTTATATCCTGGTCAATTGAGCAATTATCTGTTAAGAACAAAAATTTCTGCAATAGATCGTCAGCCTGGAAAACTTCATCTCTCAAATATTTCCTAATTGATTCATAAATTAGTTGTGATTCTGTTCGTACTTTATCTGAAAAATCATGTAATATATCATCACCATCACCCATAACTCCACCAAACAAAATATCTTCGTTCAATTCAATGTCAACATCAAGAACATCATCTAGTGTACTCAATAGAGCTTCAGCAGTTATTTTTGAACCTATTTGTGATGGCAACTCCGTACCGAACATATAATCAGTAGCAGTCCTGGAGTCTAATCCCATGATATCTTCAAAATAAATATTTTTTCCAAATCCATACTTTGCTGGGTTTAATTGTTGCTGTTGCTTTGAAAGCTTCATCAGAATGGTTGTCTTATTTTGCTGAATTAATTGATTATCTTGTATTCTAAATTTGTCCTTGTTTCTAATTTTAGTTTCGTATGTCTTAATACTTTCGTCACAATACTGTTCAAAATAGGCAGTACTATCAACTTGAAAGTCGTTTTTAAATATCTTACTAAGTATGTTATTTTTTAGAACAAAATTTATTGGGAAATTTCCTATACAACCAGAACCTGACCAGCAGTTAAATTGAACAAGATTTTTTATAGGTAGTGTAAAAACTTTAGCCTTGCCAGAATAAGCACTCAATGTTTCAAAATTGAAAGTTAAAAGATTGTGTAGCTCATCTCCAGTGCGAGGAATTACCATATCTAATTTATCAGTAATATATATTGGTAATGAAATATCAAGATTTGGATTCTGATTGAAACTAAACTGACCAGTGAATTTATTCATGAATAACTGTTTTCCGATTATATCAGGGATAATAGGATCATAGGTTTCTAAGTATTGCTTTAAATCCTTGTTAGTACGTTTCAAAAATTCACCAATTGATATTGTCCCCATTAATCTAAGCCCAGTTAAATATGCCAATGGAATTACTTGAAGTTTTTTTGTTTCGGTAACAATAGTTAAATTGTTGTGACCTTTTCCTTGTGACTCTTTAAATATCAACTTGAAATTTTCACCTAATGTTTGTAAATAAACTGTTGTTAGGCCTTTTTTTGGATAATTTTTTCGATATTCATACTTATAGCCTAGCTTTGTATCTAAGTATTTCATTAAAGGCAAAGGATCATTTAAAACAAAGTCAGATAATGAGCACACCATTTGAATCTGTTGATTAGTTAGTTTTAGTTGATCAGATAAGTACATATCAGATATTTTCCTAATGTAATCATAAGAATGGATTGTCTTATCTAAATCAAATTTTAAGTTTCTAATTACACTTCTTGAAGACATTGTAGTCAAACCTGTAGTCATACATAATGCCATAATCATGCAAACGTCATTTAACAGTTCTGGTGTTTCCATTTCCCAGCCAGTTTGCAAAGGATGTTGCATTGTAAATAATTGAGATTCAAACATTGTATCTTCACCTCTCTGTGTAAATTCATCAAACAAACCTGTTTCAACGAGACAATGTCTTCCTGATATTGACTGAGTTTCTATATATTTTGTTATTGATGTCAATAAGTCATTCATCGGGTTGAAGTTCAATAACAATGGTTTGCCTCCACCTCTAGAAGTATTTGCAATTTCAGATATTATGTTTATGTCTTTAATGGATAGTTTTTTGTGATCCATATTCAAGGATTTTGCAAGATTTTCGATAATTAATTTATCATTCAAAAATGTAGGAATGTCTCTCATCTTTAGGTTGTCAGCGTGGAAATCTGCAGGAGTGACAAGGTATTGTAATATTTTTGATGGATCGTTAACACAACTATATTCAAATTTCCTAGAAGGTTCTGGATATGCTTTTGTATCTCTATTAGATTTCCCAACAATTTTAAATTGTGCCAATGCAAAGTGTGTATATATATAATTTGATACCTGATCATATCCATATAGGGAAGGCAAAAATAGTTTGTCGTCAACAGTTTCAAATTTACATGCCTCAGACAATTCAAAGAGTAACCCTGCAGTTTCGGATATTGTAAGGTCCTCATCCATTGTGCTCTCGTACTTATTTACAACGGTTGAATCAAAGAATTTCCTTAGTTCATTAGGATCTAGATTAAGACTTAAACATTTTTGTTTCACAAAATGAGATAACCTTAACATTAATTGTATTCTACCTTGTCTCATATATGCTTCACCAAAACTTTTTTGGTAATATTTTGATAATAACCATGGTTTAAATCGTGAATTAGATCTAGGTTTTGATAGTAAATCTAATGGATGATTATCCCAATATGATCTTGAATCTTCCAAACTAAATCCCAACTTAAGTCTGATATTCTTTAACAAACTACTATTCCGAAGGTAACCGTAATTTGGATGAAATAAGCCAGTTGACATTCTTATTCTATCTTCTTGATATTCCTCTTTATCTATTAAATTTTCACATTTAGACAGCAAATACAACATGTGCAATAGCTTTTTACTCTTCATTTCATATTTGTATAATCTAAAGTTGTTAGGATCACCCTTTGAAAATAGATAAAAGATTGGATGTACATCTGGAATTCCCCAAAGTTGCACAGGTATACTAGTCCATGACATATTTTGATAATTTTCATTATAATAAAGATGTTTGTTTGTTGTGAAAAGACCATATGCTGATGCAATTCTAATATTCTGCACACGTCCCATTATATAAGCGACATCTGCAGGAACTCCCATTCTACAAGCTTCTCCAACCCTGCTGCATGTAGTCATAATGTCAGATGCATATCCAAGACATCCTATATTGAGACCCACCTCTTTGATTTTCTTGATCTGTGGATATACCATCACTCCATTGAAAGAAATTAGCGAGATAAACTCTAACAGAAATTGCTGACAATTTGTTTTTTTTGTACTATCAGAAATGCCCATAAACCGCATGACTATTCTATGAATTTGTTTGAAGTGAGCGAACGTTTCTGACTTTTCTGTGACAAAAATGAAAGCATAGTCATCTGAATGTTCCATGTGATAGAACTCACTTACATCTTCTGGGTATAGAATTTTCCAAATTTCTCTGGTTAGTTCTGAACACGCAACAGCCTTACTTGATGATAAGTAATTAAACATTCCTTGTAAAAAATTTTGGCTACTTTGAAATGTAGTTTCTTTTAATTTCTCTGTTACACCTGAAATGTTAAAATAAACATTTTTTAGTAAGTCATTTGGTATAAAAATTTCTTTATTACCCCATGCCATTATAATTTCTTCTAACAAATGCATCAAGTCAACATCAATTACATTGTTAAAACCTTGTGTGAACTTTAAAAGACATTCCATTGTTTCTGCAGCTGACCATTTTGTGCAATCCCCATTGCAGTAAAATATTTTTTTGTCTTTTCCTTTGGTATTTAGTAATGCTCTATCTAATAAATTCTGAATATTATACATTTTCTTGTCACCAGAAATTGAAATCATTTCCTCTTCTAGATGTGAGCATATTACTTTAAAGGTTTGTTCCAAAATCCTTGCCATTGCTTTTGCACCATGATTTATCACATAAAATTCTCTCTTAGCGCCATACTGTGCCTTAATGCAGATATCTGTAACAACACGAGAATTGTTATTGTTTATGTTCCACAAGGCAAATTCAAGAGTTGTCCGTATGTTTGTTGTTTCAACAATGTCTTTAGTACTATCATGTACCTTGCATCGGTTTGTTCCTGATACCACTATCAATTTGTCTTTGTCTTCTTTTTTCTTTGTAGTTACCTTAAAAGAATAAGGATTGATATCACTGTTATCAACTAACTCCCATAATTCCTTCTGTTTTTTCCTCATATTCCTACTTTCTCCCTTTAGTTGTGACACAAATACTTCGTCATACTCAGTAATTGTAGATTCTCTTTTCCTCTCTGGTATAATAGATTTTGTACTATTCATATCCAAAATTGTATCATCTCGAATAATGCAATTGATTTTATCCTTAACTAAGGTTTTATTCAATCTTTGTGAGATAAGTTCTGCGCCTGTGTTTGTAGCCAATCCCCAAAATCCTACACCATTATCTGTTTCTAGAAAATCCTGGACATCGAGCTCTGTTTGTAGTAATCCTTTCTTGCGACTATGAGTTAGCTCATCGTATTTATTTTGATATTTCAAAATTGTTTTAAAAGCTTTCACATATTCATGGTAAGGTGTGGATGGATCTTTATTTGTGTGAACATAGAGAAACATGTCATCCAACAAATCTTGTATAGATCTAATCCTAACACCAGGATATAACATTGATGGCAAGTTGATACTACCTCCTAAACTGTATTGCTCTCTTTGCTTTCCAAAAAAAGAAGCTGATTTGAAAGTTACACCACTTTTCAAGAATTCATCTCTGAATTTTTCAAATTTGGGTAAAGTATTTAATAGGAAACATTCAAAATGTGTTTGAACTGGTTTTGTATATTTGTCAAGAATAAATTGCTTACAATCAGCATAATCACTAAAAGCATCCATATACAGATACCGAATATCTGATAACATTTCTGCAAAGAGTTGTCGATGAGAGATAGATACTAAATAACGCATAGCAAATATTACTTTTGTTTCTGCAAAAACTGTGTCTAAATTTAAATTTGACACTCGACTTTCACTTAATCTTCTCTGGAAAGAAGCAAAGGTAGTACTAATGACTGAATAAATTTGATCTAGATGGAACCCCACTCTCTGACTGTTCAATCTTCTCCATTTAGTACAATGTACTTCCATATGTCCATCTTTTGTTAAGTATTTGTGCTGAAAACCATACAATGTTTTTTCACAATCTGTCAAACTGCCAAATTTAAAGATCATAAAAGACCTTCCCACATCTTTCCCTCTATCCTGAATACCATGTTGAACTAAATAAAGGATATTCGGTATGCCTGAATTAAACATGCTATAATTATTGTGCTTAAATGTCAAATTTTGGAAATGTAGAAGTTGATTTAAATGTCTAGTAATGTCCACCATGTTCGATAACATTGGAGTAAATCTTAAGCAGTTCAAAAAAATTCTAAAATCTGACAACGCCTGTTCTTTAAGTTGTTCAAATATCGGTGCATCTTTACCAGGCTTGTACAACATTCTGAAAATTTCTTCAGGAATTTGCTTATTGACTTCTGACATTAATTGCTTCATATATTTCTCTATCTCATGATCATAACTAGAAGGGTCAAAACATGGCATAATATACGATCCAGATTTTATCTTTGAACTTTTATCCAATTTTCCCTTTAAATATTCGGCTTTTGACATATTCGTCTTTGATTTTTTGATCTCGTCTAAGCACATATCATCTAATTTTTCTATGACGGTCAGAGTTTTTCTTGTTTTGGAATTCACCACACAACTAGATAATCCTGCATCCTTAAGGCAAAAATCAATAAAAGTGTCTATCTTTTCATCTTCACCAGCAGTTCTGTTTTTAATAACATCTCTATAATATGCCTGATATTTTGTTCTCATTCTAGGTTCATTCTGCGTTGATACAGGCACACTCATGTTAAAAACGTTCCTAGTTTCTTTATGCTGTAAGAGTTGATCAAATGATTTAAAAAGTGACGACAGTGGCATATTCACTTTGCTTAAATATCGAATTTGAAGACTTAGCAAATCTTGTTCGGTTGTCCATTTTCTTCCTTTAAAAGGAGTGTCATCCACATCTAACGGACTATAAAACAGAAAACTTGGTTTAGGTGTATCTTGTTTCTTATACATTCTTAGTATCTCTTGTATGCACGTTGCATGTGATGATAAATAATTACCTTTTTCCATAACTTCTAACGAGTAAGACTTGCTAACACTTTTACTGTTTGCTAATATATTTTTAATTGTGTCTGCAATTATTTTAACTTTGTCAGGAGTTGGAAGTTTCTCTCTTGGGTCAACTGGTAAGTAATCTTTTGCTAGTCTCATCTTTTTCGTGAATTTAATTTTGTAATCTTCTTTGTACATGCCTAAGTAATGTAGCTCGTCTATTTCTTTGATTATAGCTTTTGTATATCCATGAGATTCGATTTGCTTCAAAAATTGGGAAATAATTCTTTCTGTTATAGATATGAATTTTAGTTTCCAATCCATGCAAGATACCAGGTTAAATTCTTGCTCAAATTCTTTGTCAAACCCAATATAATAAAATTGTTCTCTTTCGTGATCAAGTAACTCCATGTACTTCGTTTTTTTTTTGTCAATAATGACTTTATTCATAGAAAAAGACAACTCCACTATAATTTGCTTTCTGTTGTTTTTTGAATTAGTGTCATTGTCTGGATACCTGAAACTTAAGTCTGGAGTGAGCCCTTTCCAAATTGGTTCTTTCTCAACAATATAACCCATCGTTATCAATTCGTGTTCTACATTGTTCAGCCATGTATCATGCCTATATTTTAGCAGTGTCTTCAATTGTTGAGATAATTGAACAGGATTTTCCAATTGTTCATGCACCACACCAAGTTCCTCAAAGTGTTGTACAAAAACAGGAAAAGTAGTTTCATCAAGAAATGTCGTAGTCATGTTGATTAAGTTGAAAATATTAAGCCC